ACCTCCGCTGCGAACGCCTTGTGCAGCACCACGTCGGATGGCGCCGTCCCGGCCGCGGCCGCGGCCTTCCACTCCGTGAGGGCGACGGATTCTCGGTTCGCCATGGCGTCTCCTGCAACACAAAAACGGCGGCCCCGGACCACTCCGGGAACCGCCGTGTCACCTCCGGCGTAGAGCCATTATGTCATTGTTGCGCGGATTGTATCACGCAGGCGGGGGGTTCGTCAACTCAATCGAATCCCACCACCCCGCTGCATGTCGCGATGGTATAGCCGCCGACCGACTCGCTCTCCTTCCAAAGCTGGCCATTCAGGTAGATCCGGCAGATGATCTTACCGTGATCGAGCCGGTTCTGAGCGGATACGCTCACGATCGTGCCCGGCCGCGCCTCAAACACCAGATCCCACGGGCCGGGATAGTGCGCGATCTGCTCGATGCCACCCTGCGCATTCGTGTAGGTGATCGAGGCCGCCGGTTGGCCAGGGGCACCAGGTGAGCGGTGTGGCTCGACGTAGTAGCGCACCGTCACCGTCTGCGGCCGCGGCGTCGGGGTGGGCGTCACCCGCTCGACCTTGTGCCGCGCCCATGACGGCGTGGGGGTGCGCTCCGTTCCGGCAACCTGCGCATCCCGTTGCCCCAACATCCGCGCGAGCCCCATGATCGCGAACACGGCAAACAGCACCCAGATCCAGCGATAGCGTCCCTGCCCCCGACCTGGAGCCGGTTGCTCGGGAGGAGTGCCCTGCTGTGCCATCATGTTCCCCTCTCCTGTTCGCAGCAATCACCCTCACGGCCATGATAGCGCATGATGTGCGAGTGCGATGCATCACAGAACGGGGAGACTGGCACAGCGCCGAGTAGTGGTTCGGTCCCTGGCGCTCCGACGCCGTGAGGTAGTCCATCACGCCGCGCTGAGGTCTTCCAGCACCGGCCGACGTTCCGCAGTCCGCTCAACGTTCCAATCGATCGATGAGATCAGTCCCGCTTTATCGAACCGCGCAGTGAACGTCAGCCGCCGGAGGTGGGGGTCGTTATCGAGCACGGGCGCCAGGCGCACCAGCTCCCGCTCCAACGCCCTCCGGATCAGGTCGGTCCGCGTCAGCGTCATTACTCCTCCACCAGCGTGAGATGACAGCGGCACGCCACATGCGCCGGTGGAGCGATGAACCCACCGGCGAACGTCTCCATCACCGGCACCGTCGCTCCATGCAGCGGCATGCATACCGGACACACCCGCTCATCGAGCGATGTGTTCCAGCGCTTCCGCGCGTTCGGCGACAGCGCCCCGGTCCGGATCGCCTCTTCCCACCGGATCTGCTGCGCCATGTGCGTGGCCCGCAGCAGTTCATGTTCGGCGATGCGCAAGGCGCGGCCGCGCCGCAACTCCTCGGCGAAACGCTCGGCTAGCCGATCGGCCGTCGTGCGCGGGGTGCCGGCCGCGATCAGTTGATCCCGGTAGCGGATCACCTGGCGCACCTGTTGCTCGGTCAGGCCAATGTACGGCCGGATCTCCCGCGCGATCTCGGCCGGGGTCAACCCCCGCGCCAGACCGTCCCGGATCGCCTCCCGGATCGCCGCGCGACTCGCCTCGTCAATCGCCTGCACGGCTTCCGCCACGTGCTCACGGAGCCACGCCTGCAAGGCCGGGGCATCGTGCGGCAGTGGCGGCAGGCCCGGCACACGGGAGGTTGCGATCGTCATAATGGCCAGCCCCAGCGCGTAAGCCAGCGCGGCGGTCATCTCTTCGTTCGCCATCCCGGTCGGCACGGCATCGAGCGCAGCCTCGATGTCACCGGATGCGATCAGTTCGGCCAGCGCCTCCCGGTCGATTTCTCGCAAGCGATCCAGTGCCATGATCACGGCATCGGCCAGCGCCTCTGATTGGGAGTCGGCAACGTCGAGTGCCGTCTGCTTCGTCCGTGTTCCCAGCAGCGCACGGGGTTCCGGCTCGGCACCGTCCGGCTGTGACGCGGCCGCGCTCGCCACCTGCGCCAGACGCGGGTCGGCCACCGCACGCAGGTTGGCCGGCACGAGGAAGACGTTGCCCACCTCGTTGTCGAGCGGCGGCAAGCCCTGCAGCGCCCGCCACTCGTCGACCGAGCGTGCCCACGGCGCGATCTCGCCCGCCTTCAGGATGCGTTCCTGGTCCTCCACCACCGGGCTGACGAAGTCGAGAATGAGCCGGTCGTCAAACTCCGGTACCAGTCGCTCCTGGAGTACCGCACGCAGGAACTCCAGTCGCGGTACCAACACGTAGCGGGCATACAGGTAGTCAGCGGATTCGATCGTGGCCCGGTTGGAGGATTCGATGACGCCCAGGATCTCTGGTGGTACGCCGAATACCTGCATGACCGTGTCGCGGTTCAGATGCCGGACCTCGGTGAACTGCATCGACTGGAGCGTCTGGGAGAGCTGGTGCACTTCCAGCTTCTTGCTGGCAAACAGCGGCTTGAATGCCTGCCAGAAGCCGCGATGCTTCGCGATCCAGCCCTGTTCGAGCCGCTCCACGTCCTCACGCTTCAGGCCATCACCAGTCACGATCAGGTCCGGCCGGGCAGAGTTGAGGAACCAGCTCTTCAGGTACTTGGCAGCGTACTCGTCGGCATCAAGTTCATCGGCCAGCGTCTCAGCAAAGCCCGCACCCCGGCCGTAGGGGTTGGCCGGGTCGGCCAACGCGAACCAGATGACCTCCGAGACCGGGATCTCGCCCTGCCAGCCCCGGAACGACACCTCGAACGCGGGGCGGTCAGGTGTCGGCGTGCGGATGACCCACGACGGCGGGATCGGCCAGACGGCCATCGGCACGCCCAACCGATTGCGCTCCATGACCCAGAACGACTCACCCGCAATGTCGATGTGGAGCTGTGTGACCCGGCGCGCCATGAGGCCGGTCATCGCCTCGTTAGCGCCGTCCAGGAGGTCGAGCAGTGGGTGCGAGTCCAATTCTTCCAGTTCGCCCGACTCCATGAGGCGTGCCCGCCGATCGGACCGCTGCCAGAGATCGCCGCGTGCCAGGATGCGATCCCGCCGGGCACGGCCGTTGCGGCCGCGCACCGCGTAGAGCGTCCAGTGCGTCGAGGCGACAGACGCGGCGATCCGGTCGGCGACAGCACGCAGCCAGGGCATCTCCCGGTAGGCAGCCAGAATGGCTGGCGGGGTGCGGGCAAGCGTTTCGCCCGCCAGGCCGGGAATCAGCGCCGTCACGCCCCCGGTATCCGGCGGCGACGACTGCCGCAGTGTGATCTCCAGTGGGCCGATCCGCATCACCACACCTCCAGGGGCTCGTCTTTTGGTAGTTGCGCAAAGGCCAGTAACACCGCCTCCGCCTCGTCCGGGCTCTTCAGGCCGCGCTTGCGCATCTCGTCCTTTTCCTCGATCACCGGCTTGGTGTGCCGGGAGTCGTAGCGGTAGCGGATGCTGGCAAGCTGGCCCATCGTCGTCTCACTGAACGGCCCGGCGATCTGGCCCTCGCGGATTCGCTCCCGCAGCTGCCACCACAACTCGCAGCGCAGGTTCTTGAACTGCTCACTGTCCGTCGGCGCGGCCGCCACGTTGACCGGCACGACGGGGTAACCCAGCTCGGTGAGGCGATCCGCCACACCCGCGCCCACACCAATCACGTCCACCTTGATCGCATCCATGGGCGGGTAGTTCTCCAGAATGCTACGCACCCGTCCGACCGTCTCCATGGTGTCCACGCCGCCCCAAGCGTATTCGGCAATCACCTTCGGGCCGAGCCGGATACAGAGCGCGTTGCGGTCCCCGCCCATGCGCGCCACGTCAAGCCCCGCCTCCAGTGGCCCGGTCACGTCATGCACCTCCCGGTGGTGTGCCGTCTCAATCCAGGCGAGCGGGATCAGGGAGTTCTCACCGACCCGTGGGAACTCAGCATGCACGCGCGATTGGACGTAGGGGGAGTCTTCCCCGTGCTCCGTGATCGCATCAGTGATCCACTGCTCAGTGATCAGGTAGGGCCGTATCGTCTTCCCGGCTCGGATGTTCGGCGTGTCGTGCGCCGCAATGGTGATGCAGTGGTACAGGTCGCGCGCCGAGTGGAACGCCTCATAGAACTTGCCCGAGACGCTGGTCGGGTTGCCGATCAACAGCATGCGGGCGTTCTCACTGGTCATCACCGCGTCGAGCGCCTGGTAGACCGTCTCGGCGACGCCGGCCGCCTCGTCAATCACGACCAGGATGTGCGAGGCGTGGAAGCCCTGGAAGCGGTCCGGTTCGGTGTCTGCCGCCTTGAATCCCAGCGCATACCAGTCGGGGGCAATATCCAGCCGCGTCGTGAGACAACGGCCCAGGAGTGGGCGGCGAGCGGAGGCGAAGGCGCTGCGAAGTTCGCGCCAGAGGATGTTTTCAACCTGGTTGGCCGTCGGAGCCGTGGTAATCACCACCGAGCCGGGGTAGGCATGGAGAAACCACAGCACGATGCGGGCAGCGAGAAACGAGTTGTGCTCCACAAACGTCGTGACGAACGTGTGATGCTGTGGCACTGAGATGCAGACGGTCGGATGCTCGCCGAGCGGCTCAATCGTGCGTACCCGCTCCCAGCGGTAGCCTTCGGGAGCATTGACGTGTCGCCATTTCGTTAGGCGGTTGCGGTCTACACGCCGCGACCACTGCAATACCCGCTCAACCGCGTCTTCCTTGCCGTAGATACCCACCACCGCCGCAAAGCGCTCGATCGCCTCGGGCCGCGTGATCGACCACTCCCAGGCACTGAACTGCTTGCCGTTGAGGTTCATCGTGCGTCGCCGCACACGGCCGGGAATGCCAAGCCGTAGCAATGCCAACTCTACGTCGCGCAACAACCGCTCGGACGCGGACGTGAAACCGATCTGGCCATGCTCGCCCTTCTGCCCTGGGCGCCGTGGATTGGGTCGGACGTACGCCCAGCCGTCGCACGCGAAGAGACGATTTAGCAGAAGAGCCAGTTGCTCATTCGGGAGTTCCCAAGCCCAATCCGGGAACTGCTTCTCCGTCGCCTTCTTTCCGAGCAGCCCCCACTCCCGAACAAGGGTCAAGACGGGATTATGGCCTGCGGTGAGCTGCCCACCTTCTTCGGCACCTACGACGTTGAGCCCGTATTGGCCAGACGACACCACGCGTCCGCCCAAACGCTCCACGATCTCGGCAAACTCATCGCGGATCGGACCTGGCTTCTGACTGAAGCTCACGCGAACAGTTGTGCCGCCATCGCCGAGCAGATACCCAGCCAGCTTGACCTCATCCTCGGGACGAGGCCGGCTGCCCTGCACATCGAGCCGCTCCGGGACCAGAACCACATCACCAGGCCGAAGTTGCTCCACTGGAACCCAGCCGATCGGCTCTGGCGTCATCCGTTCACGGCGATTCCGCGTGATTCGCCCTGCAAAGAGCGGATGATTACCCGTACGATCGA